TTGTTAACACCAATCCAGGTCAGTCAGGTTCTGCTGAAGATCTTGGTGGACCACTAATCAAACCATCTCCAAACACCGAACCAACCCCAGGTAAGGCTGCTTCTGCGAAAGCTAAAAAGCTTTCCAACAGAATTACTCAGGGTGCAGGTGCTGCAGATGCAATGCCACATCTTCAAGGTTCCGCGCCTGGTCAAAAGGGCATGAAGGAAGAAGAAGAGATGGACGAAGATCAAATCCTCGCTGAAAAATCCTACGAAAAGGAAGAAGAGGATGAGGATGAAGATGAGAAAGAAGAGAAGGAGTCAAAGAAGGCTTCTAAAAAGATGAAGGAAGATCTAGAAGTTGATGTTAGAGAGGATGTTGCCGCTCTACTCAACGGTGAAGATCTTACCGAAGACTTCAAGTTCAAGGCAGCAACTATTTTTGAAGCTGCTGTAAAGGCAAAAGTTGTTGAAGAACTTGAAAAGTTTGAACAGATTTATGAGATGAGACTTCAAGAGGAAGTTGAAGAGATCAAAGAGTCTCTAGAAACCCGCGTTGAAGCACATCTTGATTACGTATCCGAGCAATGGCTAGTTGAGAACCAACTCGCTGTTGATAACGGACTACGCAGTGAGTTGGCAGAAGAATTCATTCTTGGCATCAAGAATGTATTTGAATCTTGTTATGTAGATATCCCTGAAGATAAGTATGATATTCTCGGCGAAATGGCTGAGAGACTAGATCAAATGGAAGAGAAACTCAACGAGCAGATTGAAGTTAATGTTGAGCTAAATTCGGCAATCGGAGAATTTATCAAAGATGGAATCATTGCAGAAGTATCCGAAGGTCTCGCTCAAACACAAAAAGAAAAACTCGCTTCTCTAGCAGAAGGTGTTGAGTTCATTAGTGAAGAATCTTATCGTGAAAAAATTGAGATGATTAAGGAAAGTTATTTCCATAAATCACCATCTTCTTATGCAGAAGATCTTGTTGAACAAACCCAAACTATTAATGTTGAAGGACCAATGGCAGCTTATGCAGCAGCCCTTTCTAAGTGGTCTAAGTGATAAATTCTATAAATATTAATAGATTCCTAACAATTAACTAACACCAATAGGAGTTAAAAACCAATGTATAACGCAGAACAACTTCAAGAGAAGTGGGCTCCCGTTCTGGAGCACACAGGTCTTGACTCAATCAAAGATCCACACCGTAAAGCTGTTACAGCTATCCTTCTAGAGAACCAAGAGCGTTTCCTACGTGAAGAGCGTGGAATGCTTAATGAGGTCGCTTCGTCACCAACCAACTCGGCTGGTACTGGTGGTTTCACTGGTTCGGGTGCTAACCCACCTGTTGCAGGTTTTGACCCAGTTCTAATCTCACTCATCAGACGTTCAATGCCAAAACTAATGGCATATGATCTCTGCGGTGTTCAGCCAATGAGTGCTCCAACTGGTCTAATCTTCGCAATGCGTTCGCATCGTGGTACTGACCGTGATGGTAACGGCGCGAATCCAAACGTATTCACCAACGAGACCTTCTACAACGAAGTTCCTTCTGGTTACTCTGCTGCTGGTGGTACTTACTCTGCAGCAACTGGTGAAGGTGCAACCAACCCTGGCGTACTTAACGCTTCTGGCGATTATGCATACGTCGGTGGTATGAACACCACTTCACTTGAGCAACTCGGTTCTGATGCATCTGCTGCATTCCGCGAGATGTCATTCAGCATTGAAAAGGTTGCAGTTGAAGCAAAGGGTCGTGCCCTCAAGGCTGAGTACTCACTAGAACTCGCTCAGGATCTCAAGGCAGTTCATGGTCTAGACGCTGAGACCGAACTCGCTAACATCCTTTCGGCAGAAGTTCTTGCTGAGATCAACCGTGAAGTAGTTCGTACCATCTACGTAACTGCAAAGCCTGGTGCTCAGAACAACGTTGCTAACGCAGGTACTTTTGACCTAGACGTTGATTCAAACGGTCGTTGGATGGCAGAGAAGTTCAAGGGTCTCATTTATCAAATTGAAAGAGACGCTAACGCAATCGGTCATGAGACTCGTAGAGGGAAGGGTAACTTCCTCGTCTGTTCTGCAGACGTTGCAAGTGCTCTCGCAATGGCAGGTGTAATGGACTACACCCCAGCACTCAACGGTAACAACGCTCTTGCAGGTGTTGATGATACCGAGTCAACCCTAGTTGGCACACTCAACGGTAGAATCAAGGTTTATGTTGATCCATATTCCGCAAACATCTCTGATGAGCACTTCTATGTAATGGGTTATAAGGGTTCGTCTGCTTATGATGCAGGTCTATTCTACTGCCCTTACGTTCCTCTCCAGATGGTTCGTTCTATCGGTCAGGACACCTTCCAGCCAAAGATTGGCTTCAAGACACGTTACGGAATGATCGCAAACCCATTCTCACGTGGCACCACTCAGTCTTCTTCTGCACTTGTTGCAAACAGCAACGTTTACTACAGAAGAACTCGTGTAATCAATCTAATGTGATCCATTTTTCACATATCTCAAGAGGGTCTTCGGACCCTCTTTTTTTGTCCTAAATAAAAATAAAAATGGCTGCAAATTTTGTAAACAACGATAATTGTCCACAGAATTTTCTTTCTGGTGTTGGGTTTCAGTTTGACATTAAAGATTTGCCTGGTGTATCTTTTTATTGTCAGTCTGCAAACGTTCCATCAATAAGTCTTGCCACTGCTACACAGGCAACTAGATGGAATACCATTACTCATCCAGGAGATGAAGTCAATTATGATGATTTATCCATCAGATTTTTGGTGGACGAAGAGTTAAAAAATTATATCTCACTACACAAATGGATTAGATTTTTGGGTCACCCAGAATCAACAAATGACTTTGGTATGACTGTTGGGGATACCTATGAAGAAAAGACATACAGTGATGGAGTTCTTTTTATTCTGGATTCCAACTTCAACAAAAAATTTAAAATTGTTTTCCAAGATTTATTCCCAGTTAGCCTAGGTGGATTAAATTTTGATTCTACTTATGGAGACACGGAATATTTTGCTGTAGACGCAACCTTTAAATACACCATATATAATATTACTGACATCAATGATAAAGGTTTATGATTACACTTGAAGATATTAAATCCCAATGGGCTGAAGACTCTAAAATTGATGGTGACATTCTAGATGAAGAATCTCTAAAAATTCCACAACTCCACAGCAAGTATCTCAACTACTTGTCTGATGTAAAACTCTTAAAGATTAAAAAGGATCAGGAATACAAAACTCTGATTAGAGAAAAATTTGAGTACTATACTGGTAAAGCAGAACCAGAAGTATATCAAGATAAACCCTTTGATCTCAAAATACTTAAACAGGATCTTGCATTGTATATGGATAGTGATCCTGAAATTCAACTGTTACAAACTCGTATAAATTACTATGAGGAAATAATTTATTTCCTTGAAAAAGTTTTAAGTTGTATCAACAATCGCGGTTTCCAAATTAAGAACAGCATTGATTGGCAACGATTTATGCAAGGTAGTGTTTGATGACAGATGTAATTATTCAGAAGAAGAACGAAGTTTATCTTTCAGTTGATTGCGAACCTCATATCAAGTATGAATTATCCGAATACTTTACCTTTGAGGTTCCAAACGCAAAATTCATGCCACAGTACAAAAGGAGACTGTGGGACGGTACAATAAAATTATTCAGTCCAGCTAATGGTGAGATATATGTTGGACTCTACGACTATCTTGTTGAATGGCTGGACACTAGAGAATATACATACGAGGATAAAGAAAACAAATTCTATGGTCTCCCAAAAGAATCAAATGAATTAATTTCTGCACCTGGAATTGTAGATTATGTTAAGTCTTTGAATATTCCATTTAAGGTCAGAGACTATCAGTACACTGCAATCTATCAGGCATTAAAGTACAATCGTAGACTATTACTATCACCAACTGCATCTGGAAAGTCTCTGATGATCTATGCTATCACTAGATATTTTGCAGACAGTGATAGATCAGTTTTAATTGTAGTTCCAACTACATCCCTAGTTGAACAGTTAGTTGGTGACTTTGATAGTTACGGATGGAGTTCCGATGATTACTGTCATAAGATCTATGCTGGTAAGGACAAACAAACTAACAAACCAGTTATTGTAACTACATGGCAATCCATCTATAAGATGCCAACAAACTGGTTTGAACAATTTGATGCTGTCATTGGAGACGAGGCACACCAGTTCAAAGCAAAATCTTTGATTGGTATCATGACAAAGTTACATAACTGCAAACATCGTATTGGATTCACAGGAACTCTGGATGGATCAAATACGAATCAGTTAGTGTTAGAAGGTCTGTTTGGACCAGTTAATAAAGTGGTCAAGACCAAACAATTAATTGACAAAGGATATCTTTCTAATCTGAAAATTAATATTCTTCTACTACAACATGAAGAGTCGTCATTTGAGTCGTATCAAGAGGAAATGGACTACATTTGTCGTCATGAACGACGAAACAAATTCATTCAGAATCTTGCTATCAACCAAAAAGGAAACTCATTGATTCTATTTGCATATGTAGAGAAACACGGCCAGGTACTCTACGATATGATAAATAGTAAAGTATCTGATGGTAGAAAAGTCTTCTTCGTACATGGTGGTGTGGAGACAGAAGACAGAGAAGAAGTAAGGAGAATTACTGAAGAAGAATCTGATGCTATTATTATTGCATCCTATGGTACATTCTCAACTGGTATTAATATTCGTAATCTACACAATATTATATTTGCTTCTCCATCTAAATCAAGAGTTAGAAATTTACAATCAATAGGTAGAGCTTTAAGAAAGAGTGAGTCAAAAGATTCAGCAACTCTATATGATATTGCAGACGACTTTACTAAAGGGGAAAGAAGAAACTATACTTTAAATCACATGGTAGAGAGAGTAAAAACTTATTCTCAAGAAAACTTTAATTATGAAATTATCCCAATTAACTTTAGGAGAAAGAACGAATGAATTCAGAATTTCTTGGTCTCATCAAATTGATATCTGGAGAGGAGATTATTGGTAATATTATTGTTTGTGAACAAGAGAATGGATTTGTAATTGAGAATCCTTTTGTTGTTGATGAAGAAATTATTGAAACTCCAAAGGGAGAAATGCTCAAAGTAGATCTCAGACCTTGGATCAAGTTCTCTCAGGAAGATATTGTGTTTGTTGAGAAAGAGAAAACCATCACTGTATACGAGGCAGATCAACGTATCGTTTCAATCTACAATCGTACAGTTAAAAAATATTTTAACCTTGGAGATACATCTAAAGTTAAACTAGACGAAGAGATGGGATTTAAGTCTAAAGTAGATGATGCAAGGAAGCTCTTAGAAAATATCTATAAGTTAAGCTAGATGTTTCTCTGAACCCTGACAGAGTTATTATAGAGACTTTCTGGGGCCTTGTCAAGGGCCCCATTTCCATGTTATACTGTATACACGTTACGAACCGTACCATGCTTCATGAAAAAGAAAGAACACTATGTAAATAATAAGGACTTCCTTGATGCGTTAGTCCAATATAGAAAACAGGTTCAAGAAGCTAAAGATCTCGGTAATCCCAAACCAAAGGTTCCCGAATATGTTGGAGAGTGTTTTCTGAAGATTGCAACTCACCTTTCGTATCGTCCAAACTTTGTGAACTATATGTTCAAAGACGATATGATCTGTGATGGCATTGAAAACTGTCTTCAATACATTGACAACTTTGATCCTGCAAAGTCAACAAATCCCTTTGCATATTTTACTCAGATTATTTACTTCGCATTCCTTCGTCGTATTCAGCGAGAGAAGAAACAACTTGATATCAAAGCTCGTATTCTAGAGAAGTCTGGTTTTGATGAAGTGTTCTCTGTTGATGAGGGATCTGGATTTAGTATGTCTGATATGAATAGTATTAAAGAGTCTCTTGAAATTAAGGTGAACCGATGACTATTGCTCTTATTACAGATCAACATCTTGATGGAAGAAAGTCATCCCAGATCTTCTGGGAATACTTCATGAAGTTCTATCAGGAAGTATTTTTCCCATACCTACAGAAAAATAAGATCAAGAATCTTATTGATATGGGTGATACATTTGATAATAGGAAAGGTATTGATTTAGCTGCATGGCATCGTATCAAGACTGAGTATTACGATACTCTAGAGAAGATGGGTATTACTGTGCATATGATTGTAGGTAATCATACTGCATACTATAAGAATACCAATAAGATCAATACACCAGAACTTCTTTTGGAGTCTTATAAAAATATCAACATCTACAGTGAAGTCACTGATATTGAAGTTGAGGGATTGAAGATCACTATGTTACCGTGGGTCAATTCTGAGAATAGAGAGAAGGTCAGGGAACATCTATCCAATACAGATTCCCGAGTTGTAATGGGACACCTTGAAATTAATGGATTCATGGCACACCCAGGACATGTATTTACGGGTGGAACTGATGCATCTTTCTTCCATAAGTTTGATAAAGTATTCTCTGGTCATTTCCATCACCGATCAGAGAAAGGAAACATCAAGTACATTGGAAATCCCTATGAACTTTATTGGAATGACTATGGTGAGAAACGTGGATTTAGTTTGTTGAATCCAAAAACTCTTGAAACTGAGTTTGTTCAAAATCCTTATAAGATGTTCCGAAAGATATTTTATAATGATGCAAAAAATGACTACAAAGTTTTTAATGTATCTGAATACAAAAACAGTTATATTAAAATTATTGTAGAGGAACGTTCAAACAACCGTATGTTTGAACAGCTAGTTGAAAGACTCTATGATATTGGTATTCACGATCTTAAAATTATTGAAGACGAAAACTTTAATTTTGAAGATGACTCCGTTGGTCTGGAGTGTGAAGATACCCTCACTACTTTAAATAGATACATAGAAGAGATAGAATCAACTGTAAATAAAACAGAACTGAAATCTATCATTAAGTCTATTTACGTAGAAGCTTGTGAGTTGCAGTAATGTACATCTTAACTCTAAAAGAAAATCAAGGTGAAGGTGCTTTCGCCGTAGAAACTAAAAGTGGCGAAAAAGTTCTTCAACTCTTTGAAGAGTATGATGATGCACAACGCTATATTGTTCTTTTAGAGGCAGACAATTTTCCAGAGATGGAAGCGATGGAAATAGAACCCGAGCAGGCCATTGCGGCTTGCGAGAGATTCGGGTATAATTACACCATTATCACTCCAGATGACTTTGTAATCCCTCCAGTTCAACCTTCTTATGATTTTATTTAAAAGTGTTTCCTATAAAAACTTTCTTGCTGCTGGAAACAACCCGATTAAGATTGATCTGAATAGTCATGGAACCACTCTGATTGTGGGTCAAAATGGTGCAGGTAAAAGTACCATCATTGAAGCACTGGTATTTGCACTATTCAATAAGTCTTTCCGAAAGGTCAATAAGAATCAACTCATTAACTCAATCAATGAAAAAGATTGTGTAGTAGAAGTTGACTTCTCCATTGGTAGCGTTGATTGGAAAGTTCGTAGGGGAATTAAACCAGCCATATTTGAGATCTATAGGAATGGAAATATTCTAGATCAAGCTTCTTCTGCTGTGGATCAACAGAAGTGGTTTGAACAGACCATCCTTAAGTTGAACTATAAGTCATTTACTCAGATCGTAGTTCTTGGTTCGTCAACTTTTGTTCCTTTTATGCAACTTCCTGCAGCAAGCCGCAGAGAAGTTATTGAAGATCTATTGGATATTAAGATCTTCTCTACCATGAATGTGATTCTAAAAGATAGAATTAAAACAACGGGAGAAGAACTAAAAGAAACCGAAAGTCAGATCCAATTCCTCAAGGAGAAGGCAGAACTACAGAAAGATTTTATTCGCACAATTGAGTCACAGAACAAAAAGACTATTGATCAAAAAAGAGAAAAGATTGAGACTTTAAACCATGATATCTCTAATTGTGAAACCAAAATCTCTGAGATGGAGGATCAAATTAAACAGAAAGAAAAAGAACTTGAAGGTTATAAAACAATTGAAAAAGAACTGAAGACTCTAGAGAAACATTCACACGGATTCTCTGCAAGAATTAAAGACTTTGAAAAGAGTAAAAAGTTCTATGCAGAAAATGATACTTGTCCCACATGTAATCAGGGACTCAGTGATGATTTAAAGTCTGCAGCAATAACTGAGGGAGATAAAGAGATTCGTAAGTGTGAGAAAGCACTTCAAAAAGTAGAGAAAGAAATATCTGATATCAATACAAAGATTGAAGAGAAAAATAATATTGTTAATACAATTTCCGACTACACATACGAGATTCGTAAGTACATAAACAACATAACTTCAAATAATAAATTTATTCGTGATATTGAAGATGAGATTAATGATCTAAAAACTAACCGAGGTAACGCTGAGGTTGAGAAGAGGAAGTTAGCTGAGATTGCGGGTGAAGGCCTTGCAGTCCAGAAGAACATTTCTCGTCTCAAAGATGATCGTAGAAATTATGATCTGATCTCCAGTCTATTAAAGGATACTGGTATCAAGTCTATGATCATTAAGAAGTATCTGCCGGTGATGAATAAACTCATCAATCAGTATTTGCAGATGTTAGACTTCTACGTTAACTTTACTCTTGATGAAGAGTTCAATGAAAGTATCAAATCTAGATTTAGAGATGACTTTACTTATTCTTCATTCTCCGAGGGTGAGAAGATGAGAATTGATTTGGCTCTGATGTTCACTTGGAGATCGGTTGCTAAACTTAAGAACTCTGCAAATACAAACCTTTTGATTTTGGATGAAGTATTTGATTCTTCTCTTGATGTTGCAGGTACAGAAGACTTCCTGAGAATTCTTCGTGGAGTTACTGATGGTTCAAACATCTTTATCATTTCTCATAAAGGTGAACTATTGCATGATAAGTTTGATCGTGTGATGAAGTTTGAAAAGGTTAAAAACTTTAGTAAAGTTTCCATCTCATAAGTAATCCTTATCGGAGGCCTCCTTGACGGGGGCCTCTTTTTGTCGTATTATAGCTTCATACACAGGAACCCCAGTATGACTATCAATCGTCAAGTTAAGAGTAATCTCGCTAAACTTCTTGCGACCGAGAATCTGACTGTGGAACACGATAATGTTCCGACTGCATCCTTTGATGTGGAGAATCGTGTTCTGAGTCTTCCTATCTGGGAAAATATGGGTGACGATGTGTATGACCTTCTTGTAGGCCATGAAGTGGGTCATGCAATCTACACTCCAAATGAGTGGGGAGATACCTATGGTATCCCTCAGTCTTATCTGAACGTTGTTGAAGACGCTCGTATTGAACGTCTGATGAAAGTAAAATATCCTGGTCTCACCAAGTCTTTCTATCGTGGTTATTCCGAACTGAATAAAGAAGACTTCTTTGAGATCAAAGATAGTAATCTGAATGAACTTACTCTGATTGACCGCATCAATCTCTATTTCAAGATCGGTATTCATGACGTTGCAACTTTGATTCCTTTCTCAGCAGAAGAGTCTTCTTTTGTTGAGTTGGTTCGCAACACAGAATCTTTCCCTGACGTTATTGATGTTTGTCGTCAGATTCTGGAGTATGTGAAGAAGAACAAGAAGAAAGAAGATGAAATTGATGCTCCTGCTCCTACTACTGAAAACAATAATTCTGGTTCTCTGTCTGCTGATACTATTCCTACTCAAGGTAATTCCGAACAGGAGGAAGATGGTGAATCTGATGAAAAACGTGAAAAGGAAACTGATGGTGAATCTGAGAACAAAACTCAGTCGTCTGGTGGAGATAAACTAGATGATGACTTTGAAGATGATATTGAAGAGTCTTCTACCGATCAGGCTTGGGAAAAGAATCAACGTAAGTTTGTTACGAACAGTCGCAAGAACTATGTTTATGTGACTCCTCCCAATGTTGACTGGGACAAACATATCGTTTCCATTGAAGAGTTTTCTTCTGATATGGATCGTTGTATGTCCGAAATCTCTGAGAAAACTGCTATCAGTTGGAATGATGAACTGAAGTACATCGGTAAAGAGTGGATTGAATCTTGGAAACAATCCTACAATGAATTCA